TGGGTCTGCGCCATCCGCTGGGTTTCGCTGAAGATGTGGGGGTCGGAGACCGGAATAACGTCCGTGACGCGGGCAAAATCCTCGCGCTTGACCTCAAGGTCCTCGACAACCTCGCCGCGCTGCATGTCATCCAGATACCAGCGGTTGATTCGGCTCAAAACCTTGAGCACGCGGGCCTGAGACTCGTGCAAACGGGCGTGAATCGAGCTGAAAACGGCAGCGCCTTGCTCGATCAGGGCCTGAGTCGTGCCAACCGGGGTGTTGCTGTTGACATCGGCGATTTTTTCCTCGGCGGTGGTCACCACGCCCTTGGCGGCGTTGGTCAGCCAGCCCAAAAGCTCGAAAAGCACCTGCGATGGGGGGTTGAATGGCATGGCCATGGCGATCTTGCGCACGTCGTCCACGCCGGGAGCGCCTTCGATCTCCACAACCTGCGTGACTTCGACCTCTTGGGACTGGCCAGAGATCTTGCCGCCCTTGAGCTTCAGGAGCGTCGCAGCGTTGTTGATGTGGGCAGAGTCCAGCAAGGCCCGCAAAGCGCCTGTAAGGGCCGCTGAGAGGCCGCCAATGAGCTGTGGCAGGCCGACGGCGTATGCGCCGCGCCATGGGATGAACTTGAACTCGATAACCCAGTCCAATTTCGTGTAGGTGTCGTCGCCTTCTTCCCAGTTGCGGTACAGGCCAATGACTTCGGTCGAAAGATCGTCGATCATCAGGATGTACGGAGCCATCTTGCCCTTGGTGACGGGGTCATCTTCCAGCTCGAGCCATGTGTAGATGTGGTAAACCCGGCGCACAGCGTCTTCGTTGTCGTTTACCGACTTGCCCTCGACCTTGTTGGTGGCCTTTTGCGCCCCGGTCATCTCCGGGTCCATGGTGGCGCGGGTCATTGTGGTCTCGCGGTACAGGCCAGACTCGACTCGGCGCTTGTAATCCCAGTCGGAGATGTCGTCGACCTCGGTGAAGCGCTCGGCGGTGTAGAAATTACCCGCCGCGTAGGGCAAAAGCACGTTGTCGATGGGCAAAAACTGTGCGCAGGGGCGGCGTTTCTTCTCGTCGTACCAGAGCTTGATGTACTGCGAGCCACCAAGCGGTAGCTGGGTCAGCATTTGCTCTTCTTCGTCGCGGAATTCCTCGATCTGCTCGGTCAATTGCCAGTTCATGAAGTCGCGTTTGCGCTCGGCAATCGCGGTTTTGTCCTCGGTAACGTCGCCCAAGATCTTGGTTTTGGTCGGACCGTCTGGCGGGAACATCTCTTTGATGGCTCGGGCCGCAAAATCGATGCAGGTTTCGGCCATCACGGGGTGAACGACCTTGGATGCGCCGTTGAAGTTGGCTCCGCCGGGCGCGTCGTTGCCCATTCCGGTGCGCTTGATGCCCTCTTCGTACTGCTTGTCGCGCTGCTTGCGGGCATCCTTGTCTTTTTCGACCAGCTCGATGTAGCGCAAAGCCATTGCACTCAGCTCGTAGTCTTGGATCAAGTCGCTGTCGGCCAAGTTTTGGTAGAAATCTTCGTCTTCCTTCGGCCCCTTGGTGTCCATGGTGACGACCACGCTGCCGTCTGGCAGCTCTTCCAGCTCAGCATCGTCCATGGCTGGCATGTCAACCACCTGAGCCTCTTCTTCGCCCCCAGACTCTACGTTTTGGTCAGGGTTGCCGCCGACAAAGCGGTTGTATTCTGGGTCTATTGGGAATTGGGTTGCCATGTGTTTTTCCTTGTGCTATGATTTAAGTTCACATTACACGCACGGAGGGTGCAGATGGATAAATATGATCAAGCAATTGAGTTTCTGAAGGGTGTCGAACCCGGTAGTTACTTTGACGAATGTGCAGAGTTGATGGAAGAGCTTGTGGCTCAGGTCGATGAGTCGAAACCGAATCGGTTTCAGCCCTCACCCGAGCACCTTGCACGCCTGAAGCAAATGGATGCTGGGGCGGTGTATTACGCAAAGGCTCGCGGGCTGCTGTAATCATCGCTCTTGCCCGGCCATTGAGCTGGCGCTGTAGCCAAGTGCAGCAAGTGCAGCGGCTGGTGTCATGCCCTTGCGGATCATATCAACAGCCTTTGGCCAATCGGCCTCGCTGAAAAATCGGCGCGTCTCTTGGATGTCGCCTCGTGTGCCGCCCATCTTGGCATCGCGCAGGGCCTTTGCGCGGATGGCCGCACGCACAGCCTCGGATTCGCTCAGGTTCTGGGCCACGGTCGGGTGCAACTCCGAGAACGCACGCAACATGTCGCTGGTGGCCTCGCCGCTGTAGGGCGCGGTGGACAGCGGACCCTCTGCGCTTCGCTTGCCAACGCCGGGCACATAGCCTGTGCTGGTGATGGCCTTCTCTTGCGACGAGGGGAAAATCTCTTCAAGCTTTTTGCTGCTCTTGCGGAATGCTTTTGATGCGACCTTGGGGTCCATCGAAGAGTCGAACGGGAACGCCACAGCGCCACGATTGGTGGCCGTCACGCCAAAGCCATGCTCGCCCATCACGTCGCCCATCTTGGCTAACTGCTCGGACGTGGGCAGCACGCCTGCCGAGGGGTCGGCCAGCGGGTTTTCTGTGCGGCCTCGGGTGTCAAGCACCAAAGAGTTTTTGCCCTTGACGCTGGCCATGGTGTTGGGCAGGTTGTACGCGCCAGCCTCTTGAGCATCCATCAGGGCGCGGAACTGCTCGGCAGTGTCCATCATCTTGCTTGACTCGTCGGCCATTCTGCCGCCACCGCCACCCGTGGGGAAGTCCATCAGGGGACGAGCAATCGTCATGGGGTTGGTCTCAACGCCGCCCAGCTTGTTGATGTACAGGCCGCTGGCCTCACGCGATGGGAGCTGGCGGTATCCGAGCGCACCGTAAATTGCATCACGGTTGCCTGCGCCCACCATGGGGAACTCATTGAGCGCCGCCTCTGGTGCTGGCACGTCCCATCGACCTTGGCGGCCATAGGCCAGCTTCTCTTCTGGGGTCAGGTCCAGCGCTTGGCGGACGTGGCCAAGGGACGCGCCGGGAATCGCCTCATGCGTGGCCGACGCGGCGTGCTTGTACATGTAGTCGCGGGCGGTGTTGTTTGCGTCTTGAATCGCAGACTTGATGCCTTCCAGCTCGTCGCCCTTGTATCGGCCTTGCAAGCCACGACCGTGCAGGTCCTGCGCCTTGCCATAGACCCACGGCACTTCTTGAATGTGCGGACCCTTCCAGTCGGTGCGACCACCAATGCCTGCCGCGTTGGCGCGGTCCACTTGCAGCGCGGTCTCGGCATCCATGAACGGGTGCATGGTGTCGGACACGCCAGCCTTCCACGGGTTGCCCTGTGGGTCGGTGTAGCCCATGCCCTGAGCGCGTCGGAAATCGTTCACGCCAAACAGGCCAGCGTTGGGGATGCGCGGGTCGTTCTTGTTGGCGTACTCGCCGATCTTGAAGCCCATGTTGGCCGGGCGGTCCTCGGCCACAGCGGTGTCAAGGTTGCGCATGCCAGCACCACGGTATGCCATCTCGGGCTTGCCTGCCACGCGGCTGTTCAAGTGCTTGAGCGCAAAGGTCAACTCTGACTCGGGGCTTACGCCAGCGGAGTACACGCCGTGCTGCTCAAGCGTGCGCGGTAGCTGGTACGGCTCCACGCTTTCGGCGATGCCTTGCTTGGCTCGGTCGTACCATGTGCCCAGACGTTCAGCGTCGGCAAGGCGCACGGCCTCGACGGCATCAGCAAAGTCGGTGTCCATGCCGCGACGCATTGCTCCCAAACCTTGGCCGCTTGTCACGGTGCGGGGTGCGCCGATGTAGCCCTCGCCCGTTGGCTTGAGGTGCTTGCCTGCGCGGGCCGCCTTGAGCACGGCCTCCTCGCCTTGGTCCTCGGCCATCTTGCGGTACACGTCAGGCGGCACAGCGACGCGCTTGCCCGTTGACTTGGTCGGCTTGGCTTGCGCCTCGGGGCTTTGGCCTGCGCTCTCCAGCGCCATCTTGGTGACCTTCTTTTGCCGGGCAGCTTCCTGCTCTTGCTTCTGGCCAAACTTCTCGATCACAGCCCGTTCCTCGGGCGTTCGCACGATGATAGGCTCTACCCCCTTGGGCGCTTCGTCGGCCACGCCAAAGAGCTTTTTGAGGCCCTTCTTGACGATGTCTTTGGCCTCCTTCTTGGCCGGGCCACCAACGTCGAAGTGTTGAACCTCGCCGCCGTCGTTGTATTTGTAGTCCTTCTTGTTGCCGTACTGCGGCTTCTTGGCCAGCACCAGCGGGCCGATCTGGATGGCCTCCTCGGCTGCCGTGATGGGCTGCATGGTGCGGCGGTCGTAGAAGTAGCCGTGGCGCTCGGGGTCCATGCCAACCTGCGCCCACTCGGGGTGATCCAAATATTCTTGGGCGCGGGCGATGGCCATCTGCTCGTCCATCGGGTTCCACTCGCCTTTGATGGTGGCGATCGTGCCCTTGGGCTTGCCTGCTGCAATGTTGAGGGCCGCCTTCTCGGACATGCCGAACGTGGGGTTCAGCACGCCTGCGATGTTCTCGTAGCCGATGCGCTCTCCAGCGCCAAAGCCAGCGTCTTGCTGGTGGACGGCTGGGACCCACACGCCGTGATCGCTGTAGGCCGGGATGTCAAGGCGCAGGCCAACTGGGTGGCCAGCCTTCAGCGTGCTCGATGGCGTGCCAAACAGGTCGCGCTTGTCAGCCGTCAAGGCATTGATCGCGTCCTCGCGGGTCGCTGGCTTGGGCACGAACTCGTATGGCTTGACGGGCTTGTGCTTGTTGACCAGCTTCTCATACTGGGCGCGGGTCATCTGCTCGTCTTTGATCTTTTGCGCACCCTCTTGCAGCTCAGGCACGCGCTTGGTCACGTCTTTGAAGTGCATGTTGATGCGGTCCACCAAGGGCTTCACGCCTTCAACCACGCCCTCGACCGCGTCCTTCACGGCCTTCTTGACAGCGCCACCCCCAGCATAGGCTGGGCCTTCGATGATGTCGCCGCCGTCCTTCATGTCGGGCACGGTGTTGAACACCTCACCGCCTGCGGCCATCTTCTGGACCTTGCCGTGCCAGACGTGCTCGCGGCCCTTGTGTGAGGCGGGGACACCGCCCCCTGCCATCGCCCACTCTTTGAGGGACTGGCCCTTCTTCTTGGGAACCGATTCGGTTTCGATTAGCTTTATTTCGGGCAGGTCGATTGTCTTGATCTTCTTGAGCATTGCCTTGGTCCCCTTAGCTGTGCCGTGTGCGCCGGGAATCAGGCCCAGCAGGCCCGCTGCTCCTTCGACCGTGGCATCGATGTAGTCGCCGTGTTTGGCAGCCTCTGCGGCCTTGCCAATGTCGCGGGCGGCCTCTTCGGTTTGCAGGCCAGTGCCAAGGAATGGCACAACGTCAGCCGCGCCCATGTTGAGTGGCAGTGCGCTGCTTGGTCCACCCATCAGGGTCTGAGCGTGCCTGCGGGCTTTGTATCGATCGACACCCAACCCCTCCATGCCGCCTTGGAGAGCCGAGGCCATACGTTCGCGTATGGTGGGGTCGTATGCCCGCATTTCGTCAGCCATGATCAGTGCCTTTCGCTTGTACCCCTGCATCATAAACGCTGACCCTTGTCAAGTCCACCCGTTGACGAAGCCAGCGCTCGAACATGTCACGCGCCCAGTCTTTGTCCAGTGGCTCGCCCCACTCGCTGATCAGCTCGAAGCGGTTGGCGCTCATCTCTACCCGTGCGGGTTCTTTAGATTGCATGGTCATTCCATTCGCATCAAGGTGGGCTGGGTCGCCATGGAGGCTCGGTTGACCTGAATGGCCTCAAGCTCGATTAAAGCCTTTGCTGTGTGCTCACGGGACTTGTACAGCAACCCGCCTTGGGTTGATGTCAGGTTCATAAACTCACGAGCACGGTTAATTGCTTCTTGCAGTTGGTCGTCTGTCATGGCTTGATGTAGGCAAGGTGGACGTTGGTGCGCTTCATCGACTCTTCGGTGGCCTTCATGTCTTGCAGCACTTCACGGTGGACAAGCTCGAGGTCGTGCATGGCCAAGTGAGCGTCGATCACGCTCCACGACTTGGTCTCCCACAGGATGCGCGGGGCCATGTGCAGGCGCACGCGCAGGCGGTAGGTGGTGGCCTTTTGGTTGGCGAAGTTGTACCAAGCCCACAGCAGGCGGAAGCCGCCCTTTGCGCCGCTGAAGTTCAGGCCCAGCTTGATGTGGTGGCCTTCGGGTGTGTAGTGAATCATTCTGTTTCCTCCATTGGTAACGCGCCAAGCTCTTGCATGAAGTCGTCATCCGTCTTGCAAATCCACGCCTTCTCTTTATCGTCCCACCTAAAAATCAAGCCAACGTCAAATTCGTCGACTTCAATGAACAGGATTACTTTCACATTGACCTCTCAGACGGCGTAGGGGTTGACGCGACGCACGCGCCCGGTGTCGGCGTAGTCGTCCTCATCCCAGTCTTCATTAGGCGGCGGGTCGATGTCCAGCCAGCCAGAGTCGCGCAAATATCGCAGGGCCTGCGTGCAGGCATCCACAAGGTCGTCGTGCGTGGTCTCGGGGAACGAGCATATCTGGCTCACGAACCCCTCGGCCCAGTCCTTGACGTAGCCCTTGCGGTTGTCGCTCTCAGGAATCCACACACGGCCACGGGCGATGATGTTGGAGACGATGTTCAGGCGCTGAAGCTTGTCGGCCCGTCCGGGGTTGTAGGCCCTCACGGGCAGGTGGGCACGCTGCAGGTCTTGAATCAGGCTGATGCCCGCGCTCTTGTCCTCGATCAGCAGCAGGTCCACGCGCTTGCGGTCCTTGCCCTCACCGAAGACCGTCTCATACTCCTCGATGACCTTGGGGCGCAGGTCGGGATACATCATGCGCTCCTGCCAGCAGTCGATGATCATGGCGCTCATGGGGCCGTCCTGCGGCTTGAACACGCCAAAGGTGATGCAGGCCGTCGGGTCGTTTTGGACCTTCTCGCTTGTGGCCACGTCGTAACTCTGCAGGATGTACTCGAAGCGCGGGAAGGCACGCCCGGCTGGCCAGAGCTTGAACATGTCGCGCTTGACGATGCCGCCCTCCTCGGGGTCGATGATCTCGGCGTAGATCTCCTGCCGCCCCAGCTTGGTCCCCTCGTAGGCAAGGATCTGCTTCCTGAAGTTGTCGGACAGGTTGGCCAAGTTGGCATAGGTCGATGCGGTGGTCAGCACCACGTCGTCGCCCTCACGCCCGATCAGGTCGATGATCAGGTCCTTGGGCTTGGGCGTGGTGGTGCAGATCATGCGGGTGCGCTTGCCCAGTCGCATGCCGAATTGAATCTGGTCCCACGCCTCTTGAATGTAGTCCCACGCGGCCAGCTCATCGCACCACCCGCCGTGGAACTGCGGACCCCGGAAGCGCTCTGGCTCCGATGCCGGGATGCCCTTGATCAGGCTGCCGTTGGTCAACCTCAGCTCGTGCGCGGTCTTGTTGTAGTCGGCCACCAGTGACTTGGGGATGACGGTCATCAGGCCGCTGTCACCCTCAAAGCATGTGGCCCGCACGTCGGCGCTTGTGGGGGCCGCCACCAGCCAGCGCGTGCCGGGGTTCTCGTAGGCCCACCAAGCGATCTGCTCCGCCGCTGTACGGGTTTTCCCTGCCCCACGCCCGGCCAGCATGAGCCATATCGACCACCAGTCACCCGGCGGTAGGGTTTGGTGGACGTGCTGGGTTTTGAACCAGCTCATGCGCCACGCCCACGCAAGCCGATACTCGGGGCTGGCCAGCGCGAGGCGCTTTTGGACCTCCGGGTCAGCCACGATCTCGGCAATGTCACTCATTGGCATCGACCTGCTTGTGCAGCTCTGTGTTCTTCAGGATGGTTGCAAGGTAGTTGTCAGCTTCGACCTGCGCCTCGATCTTGATGGGAGCGCCGCCGTCACCACCAAGCTGCACCTTGTTGCCGTAGCGCTTGGGGTCCCAAACGGCCAGCAGCTTGAGCCGGGTCTCGATCTGGAGCTTGCGGTGGCCAAGCATGTCCTCTTCGGTCACCGTCATAGAGTCGTCGTCCTCCCCGGCTCCAGAGCTGAAAACCTTCTTCTGGCCAAGGTGCGGCGTGTTGGCGATCTCGAGGGCCTCCTCGGCCAATGCGTCGTAGCCCAGCTCCCGTGCGCGTGCGAGGCGTGCGGCAAAGTCAGGCTTTGCCACGACCCAATCGTAAATCGTCCGCCACGCTGGCATCCCCTCCATCCTGCACACCTTGCGTAGGTTTACCCCATTGCTGACGAGGTCGCATATCCTGTCTGCCAGCTCTTCGGTGTACTTTGATCCTGATCCCTTTGGTGCTCCCATCTTTTTTGGGGCTTCTGGGGCCTTCGGCGGTGTTGATGCACCCTTGGCCTTAGCCTTGGGCTTTGGGGCTGCTGTGGCTCGTTTTGGTGGCTTTGCGGCGGTTTCTGGCATGACCTTAGTCCTCGTCCGTGTGTCGATGAGGGTTATGGTAACCGAATCGCTTAATTTCCGGGCGATTCACTGCCCTCGATCAGCTCTTGCTGTTCAGGGGCGCGGTACTGCTCGACCTTT